GGAACAACAGCTATCAGACATCTTTTAAATAGTGGTAATGGAAATATAACAACTAGATCAGCTACTTCAGAAATGGTGGTTTTTGCTAAAGGTCCAGGTGGTGGATCTGGAGGAGGTGCATATCATAATAATGATGGGGGTGGAGCTGGCGGAGCAGGAGGCTACGGGTATTATGTTGTAGCTGCACAACCATCAACATCATATGCTTATCAAATTGGGCAAGGAGGAACTGGTGGAAATTATAACAATAGTCACGGCCACTCGAATGCAGGTAGCGCAGGTAATGCTACAACTTTAGCTTATCATCCAAGTGCTACTTTAACTGTAAATTCAGGATCAGGTGGGTCTGGATATCAAGGTAGTCCAGGAAATAAAGCTGGTTCAGGAAATGCTCCAGGAGCTTTTATAAGTAATTTTGGAGACGCAGAAAATGTTAAATTTGGATTCGTAGGTCAAGGTGGATTTGGTGCACCACAAAGAACAGGTCAATCAAATGGTATACAAGGCCAAAGTGGTCAACTTTTAATAATGGAGCCATAAAATGTCATATTTTTATTTTGTAAAAGATTCCGAGAAAAACCAAAGTAATTTGATTGCTATAGTAGAAAATCAAACAGATCAGAAATATTTTGATAGTGATATATCTAATGATATCGTGGAAGTAACCAATGAAGATTTTATAAAAGTAAAAACAAGCTCTTATGAAATAACTAGTTATGATGGCTCAAGTTTTTCATATTATCATCATGAGGCATCTCAAAACCCTAATCCTAATAGTAGTAATGCAGAATTTGTAAGTAATTACATTAATACAATTATTGCTAGAATAGATAAATGGTTATCAGATTTTCCAACTCATGAGAAGGCTAATGATTGGACTGCTTATAAAAATTTTTTAAATAACTTTGATCCTAACTCAATTACTTATCCTCTAGAGACTTCTTTAGAGCAGTATTTTCAAGATAATTCTATTAGTTATAAAAGTTTATTGGAGTTACCAGCAAAATAATATATAAAATACTAGATGTTTGATAATGTTATTACATTTAGTGCACCTAAAAAATATATAGATTTAAAAGAAAATTTACCTAAACCAATAAAGTTTAATATGCCTGAGTGGTATAAAAAATTAAAACATGATTCAATAAAAAGCACTATTAAAGGATGTATGCCTTTTTTAGAAACAATATCAACGGGATATTTGTTAGAATTACCTTTAGACATAACAATTAAACATAATATAAAAAATGAAGAGGATAATAGAGATAGTATTTGGTTTCAAAGGTTATCAAATATTAGTTACATACCAAATTTAAATATAAATCAAGATGGTGCACCACATAATACAAAACAACTTGAGGGTTCACCCATTGTTAAAAAAAATTTAAATTATAATATTTATAAAATTTTAAACCCTTGGAAAATAACTACACCACCTGGATATTCTTGTTTGTTTGTGCCACCTTTAAATAATAGCGATGATAGATTTTCAATTATACCAGGAATAGTTCAAACAGATAAACATCCGATAGAAGTAAACTTTCCTTTTATTATTAATGGAGATAAATATCCTATACTAGATACAATTCTAAAAAAGGGAACACCATATGTTCAAGTAATACCTTTCAAAAGAGAGTCATGGAAAATGAAAATTAGTGACAGAAACTCTACTAAAAATAATTTTAAGTGGGGATTTTTTAATATAAATAATTATAAAACTAATGTATGGTCAAGGATAAAATTCAATTAGATTCCCCAGGTTATATAATATACGATTATGTAAGAATCTACGATGATGTAATAAATCCATCTATTTTGCATAAATTATTTTTATATGCAAAAAATAGACCATCTTTTTGTAATGAAAAACAATCTTCTATTACTAATACAAAAAAAGGTAACTTTAAAAATAACCAAATAAGAAAAAGTACAAGTGAGGGATTTGCAGCTTACGGTGTCGATTCAATGACTTCAGTTGTTTTGTGCAATTATTTAATGTCATATTTTTCATCACATGCTGAACATTATATGAATAATTTTTTAAATAATATAAGTGATTCCGTTTTGATTAATCAGATAGAATTAATAAGGTATAAAGAAACAGAATATTTTAAACCACACATTGATTCATCTGCTACTGCTATGAGAACTTTAAGTTTTATATTTATGATAAATGAAGATTATGAAGGTGGTGAATTAAAATTTTTATTACCTACTAACAAAGATAAAGAAATGGAAATAAAACCTAAATCAAATAGGTTAATTATATTTCCCTCTAACTTTATGTTTCCACATGTTGTAAAACCAGTAAAAAAAGGAGAAAGGTTCACGGTAGTTGCATGGGGATCTTAAATAAATTTAAATCTAAAAAAATAGAAAATTTTTTAAACACAGAAGAAAAAAATCTTTTATCTTTGTATTGTAAAAATATAACAAGAAAATACCTTCACGATATAAAAGAAATAGAAACTTATATGTTACCAAGTGAGTGTGGCCATTATAATGATCCGTTAATGGAATCATTACTAGCAAATAAAACAAAAAATATAGAAGAAATAATTCAATGTAAACTATATCCAACTTACTCTTTTTGGAGAATGTATACTTATGGAGCGTCTTTGATGTCTCATAAAGATAGAAGTGAATGTGAGGTAACTGTCTCAGTTCATATTGATGGTGATTATGTTTGGCCTTTAATAATAGATGGAGAAGAAATTTTTACAAAACCAGGCGATGCAATAATTTATTTAGGAAAAAAATTAGAACATAAGAGAGATATATTTAAAGGGGATTATCAATCACAAGTATTTTTACATTTTGTCGATCAAAATGGTTTATATGCTGATAAAAAATTTGATGGTAGAATAATGTTAGGACAACCTAAATGAAATTTAAAAAAAATAGTGATGGATCGTGGCAATTAATATTTAGTGATAAAGAGATAGAAATATTAAATAAACAAAAAAAGTTAATTTTTACTTCAATAGGTTTTAGGCATTTTGGTAATAATTTAATGAACTTATGTGTAGATTTACTGCAACAACAAAAAGATAAGGATAAATTTATACAAACAGACTCAAAAGAAATTAAATTAAATGATAAATCTTGAAAATAATTTTTTAGAGAATAATAAATTTGGTTATATTGAAAAAATTATTACCAACCATAATTTTAAATTTTCAATTAATCATAGGTCTAATATTTTACATTTTTTTCATATATTAATTCACGATTATAAACCTGTAAGTAATCAAGCTAATTTATTAGAACCGTTTAAAGATAAAATTAAAAATAAAATAATAGAATCTGTATTGTTATTTGTCCCTCAAACTATTAAACAAGAAATAATTTTTCAAGAAAATTTAGACATATTAAAAGACACCATGACAGGTATATACTCATTAAATCAAAATAATGGATATGTAAAATTAACAAATGTAGAACCTATACAATTTGATCAAAATCAAATGCTTTCATTTAACACAAATCTCAAACCAAAAATTTATAGTAGTACCAATAATTATCAATGTTTTATACAATTAGAATATGATTATAATTGATGATAATTTTTTATCTGATATACAAAAAAAATTTTTAGATCAGATATTTCAAAGTAAATTGTTTAATTTTCAATTTGTAAATCACGGTGTTAATTCAGAAGAATTAAATCATTTTATACATATCGTGCGTGATGAAAGAGGTAATTTAAATAGTCCACTACAGGATGGTCTATATGATATATTATTAACATTTTGTAAAAAAAACAATATTCCTTGTACAAAAATATTTAGATGTGCGGTGCAAGTGACTTTTAATTATGGAGACAATAATAAAGCAATAACACATATTGATCACCCATGGGATCATAATCAATTTATATTATATTTAAATGATACAACTGGTGATACTGTTATAATGGATAAATCTAATAAAAATCCTGAAAAAATAGTAGAACCTAAAAAATATAGAGGTTTGGTATTTGATAAAAGATACCATTATTATTATTTTCCATCTACAAATACAAGGAGGGTCGTAGCCTACACTTTTAAATAGAAAAATGATATAATTAAATATGCCTTTAACAAATGTACAAATACAACCTGGATTCAATAAACAAGTAACCCCTAGTGGTGCAGAGGGACAATGGATAGATGGTGACTTTGTAAGATTTAGATATGGATTGCCAGAAAAAATTGGAGGATGGGAACAACTTGTAAGCACCACTTTAGTAGGGGCAGCAAGAGAACAATTTATTTGGGCCGATCTAGATGGCAGAAGATATGCAGCAATAGGGACAAATAAACTATTAGTGGTTTATTATGAAGATGCGTTTTATGATATAACACCTTTAGACACTGCATTAACAAGTTGCACATTTGACACTGTAAATACATCTGCAACAGTTACCGTAAATAAAGCTGCTCATTCACTTGAACCAGGAGATCTATTTACCTTTACATCAGTAACACCTCCAACTGGAGCAGGTTATTCATCATCTGATTTTGAAACTAATACTTTTCAAGTTATAACTGTGCCTGATAGTGATTCTTTTACTATAACTATGGCTAGTGCTGCAGGAACGACTGTAAATGGAAGTGGATCTGCTACAGTTAATCCTTATGTTAAACCTGGAAGTTTAAATTTTACATATGGCTTTGGGTGGGGAACTGGTTTATGGGGTGGTGGTCAACAATTATTTGGAACCTTGAACGGGGCTTTATTGGATGATACTGCAGGAACTGGTGGTTCAGGCACCTCAATTACTCTTGCCTCAACAGCAGGATTTCCTTCAACAGGAACAATTAAAGTAGGAACTGAATTTATTTCTTATACAGGAGTATCATCTAATGATTTAACAGGTATTACAAGAGCAGTAGCAGGAACAAGGTCGGCTCATTCTAGTGGTGCAGGGGTAGAGTATTTTACTGGATGGGGTGAAGCATCTTTATCACAAACATTATCAATAGATCCTGCTTCATGGTCATTAGATAACTTTGGTGAAAAATTAATTGCTACGGTAAAAGGTGGAAAAACATTTGAATGGAATCCTATAAATTCAAATCCTAGCGCACTTACAACTAGAGCAGTTTTAGTTTCAAATGCACCTACTGCATCAGTAATGTCATTAGTATCTGATAGAGATAGACACTTATTTATGTTAGGCACCGAAACTACAATTGGAACTCCTGCTACCCAAGATAGAATGTTTATAAGATTTTCGGATCAGGAAAATATTTCTGATTATACACCTACATCCGTAAATACTGCAGGTTCATTTAGATTAGATTCAGGGACTAAAATAGTAGGAGCTGTAAAAGGTAAAGATTATATTTTTGTTGTTACTGATACATCCGCATATGTAATTCAATTTGTAGGCCCTCCTTTTACTTTTTCTATAAGACAGGTAGGATCAAATTGTGGAGCTATAGGACAACACTCAATAAAATATGTTAATGGTGCAGTTTATTGGATGGGAGAAGCTGGAGGTTTTTTTGTTTTCGACGGTACAGTAAAAGCTCTTCCATGTTTAGTAGAAGATTTTGTTTTTACAACCAAAGGAGATAATCTTGGAATAAATTATCAAAATGGAGAATCTGTATATGCAGGTTTATACACATTATACGAAGAGATAACTTGGTTTTATCCTAAAAATGGAAGTAATGATGTTGATAGATGTGTTACATTTAATTATCAAAGTGGCACTTGGACTACAGGCTCCTTAGCTAGAACCACATATACTGATGCTAATCTTTATGATAATCCCTATGCCACTGAATTTAATTCTACAGGTGTTCCAACTTTTCCAACCGTGCAGGGTGTAACTAATATAAATGGATCTACTATTTATTACTCTCATGAAGTCGGAGTAAATCAAGTTGATTCCACAGGTGCAAAAACTGCGATACCTGCTTTTATTCAATCTGGCGATTTTGATTTGTCACAAGGTGGTGATGGACAATTTTTTATGAGTGTAAGAAGATTTATACCTGATTTTAAATTAATACAAGGTAATGCAAAAGTTAC